CTGCTGCGGCTCGTGTTAGTGGTATCAAGTTAACCAATTTGACCATTACAGGGTCTGGTAACACCTACATTTCAAACTGTACCGTAGATACGCAAGTCGTTAAATCAGGTTCAAACTATGTTGAGATCATCAATTCTGAGCTACAGTGTGTATCTGGCATTCAGATTAGCGGATCTGGGGCTGTTTCGATTGTTGGTAACAAATGCTGGGCGGTAGCGGTATCAAACGCCGGTGCAAATGTTTTAATTAAAGACTGCTATCAAGTTATCACGCCAAGTGTTTCAACAGGAACTTTGCAAATTGACGGTTCTGCTATTTTTGCTGCAAGTCCTACATCTAACGCTGTAACTTCCAGCGCTGGGACAGCAATCACTTTAGCAAATAGTTTTGTTTTAAATTCAGCGGGGACTAACGTAGAGCGAGTTAGTTTGGCTGGAAACTACAGCATTTTAAACCTTGTATACGACAAGACCAATTCTACGTTTGCTGGGACAAGCCTAAACGCTATTGATTATTTTCAATACATTAACGCCGATAGGGTCAACTTCAATGGCTCAACGTCTGGTATTACGGGGTTAATTGCGTCGGCGGTAGCGGGGACCACTTCTCTTACCCTTCCAGCGGTTACTGACACGCTTGTGGCGCGTACAACGACCGATACACTGACTAATAAGACGCTTACCAGTCCAGTTATAAGCACGATAGTCAATACCGGAACATTGACGCTACCTACGTCCACCGACACGCTTGTAGGGCGTGCTACAACGGATACGCTGACCAATAAGACGCTTACCAGCCCCGTCATAGGCACGATAGTCAATACTGGGACACTGACACTGCCTACGTCTACGGATACGTTGGTAGGGCGTGCAACAACCGATACACTAACCAACAAAACGCTTGTTGCCCCCGCGCTCGGCACACCTGCCAGCGGAAGCCTTGGCAGTTGCACAAACATTCCAGTCAATCAAGCCACGGGCAATCTTCCTGTAGCCAATTTGAATAGCGGGACTAGTGCATCTTCGTCGACGTTTTGGCGTGGTGACGGTACGTGGGCTACACCGGCTGGTTCTGGTGGTACGATTACTTCAGTTGGTATTAGTGCCCCGTCAATCTTTACCGTTACCAACTCTCCTGTTACCGGGGCTGGAGGAACGCTAACGCTTTCTTACTCCGGTACTGCACTGCCTGTGGCAAACGGGGGAACGGGACTTACGTCAGGAACTTCGGGTGGTGTTCCTTACTACTCCGCAACCGGCACGATTGCGTCTAGCGCAGCGTTAAATGTAAATGGGGTGGTGTATGGCGGCGGCGCGGGTGGAGCGCCATCATCCACTTCGGCGGGTTCTACTAACCAAGTGCTGTTGGGTAATACTGCCTCCGCTCCTTCTTGGGGGCAAGTTAATTTAGCAACCGCCGTAACCGGGAACTTGCCGGTTACTAATTTAAACAGTGGAACCAGCGCCTCTGCGACCACATTCTGGCGCGGTGATGGTACGTGGGGCACACCGGCGGGTTCCGGCGGAACGGTTATTAGCGTTGGTGCTACTGCACCAGTTGCTTCTAGTGGTGGCACAGCACCCACTATTAGCCTTGCGGCTAGTTACGGTGATACACAAAACCCCTACGCCAGCAAGACGCAGAACTACGTTCTGGCTGCGCCAAGCGGATCGAATGGTGTCCCTACTTTTAGGGCGATTGTAGCTTCAGATATCCCCACGCTTAACCAGAATACGACCGGCTCGTCCGGTTCTTGCACGGGAAACGCAGCCACAGCAACTACAGCAACTACAGCAACTACAGCAACTACAGCAACTACGGCAACCACTGCGGCGGGATTGTCTGCAACTCTTGTAGTGGGTAGCGGCGGGACGGGAGTTAGTTCTCTTACAGGTATTGTCAAAGGAAACGGCGGCAGTGCATTTACTGCTGCTACTGCGGGCACCGATTACGTTGCGCCGGGGACGGCCACTTCATTTACAGCAAAGCAGACTTTTAGCGGATCGTCTAGCGTCCTTGCATCTGTGTTTACTAACATGGCCGAGGTTGCTACCGTATCCGCCACCGCCGCTACAGGCACGATCAACTACGACATTACTACGCAGTCGGTTGTGTACTACACCAGCAACGCCTCGGCCAACTGGACGGTGAACTTCCGGGCCTCTAGCGGAACAAGTTTAGATTCGGCAATGTCAACCGGCCAATCATTGACCGCTGCGTTCCTTGTGACCCAAGGTTCAACGGCGTATTACAACAGCGCGGTGCAGGTTGATGGATCTGCGGTGACCCCCAAGTGGCAGGGTGGAACTGCCCCGTCAGCGGGGAACGCCAGTAGCATTGACGTTTACACCTACACCATTGTGAAGACGGGATCGGCAGCGTTCACCGTGTTTGCTTCTCAAACTCGATTTGCTTAAACCATGCCAACCATTACCAAATTTGGCTCGGCGTCTGCAAGAGGATTTGGCTTCGCTTTGGGGTCAAGCGGTCCAACACCCGCGTTTAACACGGCGGATACGTTTTATCTTTCTGTTTCTCCTGCTACAGGCAGTTCTTCTGGGACGCTTACTTTTGTCACTGACGGGACAATAACCACGGCTAAAACAGGAACTCCCGGTGGGTGGGGCACCGCTCCAACAGCATATGTAACGCCCACCGGAAGCACGACTGGGATTACCATTCGCTGTAATTTTACGACAATTGTACGGTCAGGTTCGCCTACATTGACGGTATTTGGGACCAGCGTATCAAGTGGTTCAAGTTATGATAGCGGCACCATTAGTATCGGTGGAGCCAACAAGGTTATTAGCTGTACTTCCGCCGGCATCGCTGATTCCATTACCGCTCAAGGTTATATTTACATTTCTAACGGTACAACAACCGTTTCCCGTTACATTGACTTAAACCTGCAATTCTAAGTAAGGACAATCATGACTGAAAAACTTGAAGCCAAAAGCCAGTTGATTGAGAAGATGGCGTTTGCCATTCTTCCAATTCTGTTTACATGCGTGGTCTATCTCATGACTGCGCTCGACAAACTGACGCATGATGTGACGGTGCTCAACGCTAAGATCAGTCTTGTGGTCACTTCAGACAACAAGCAAGCGGTCAACTCTGGCGCGGAACTTGCTAGGGAAAAACTGCGGCAAGACCTTGAGAAAGAGATCCAAGCCAATCGTGACCTTATCCACGTAAACAAAGAACGCATCATAGTCCTTGAGCAAAAGGTAAAGTAATGCGGTTGTCTTGTATGACTTGTATAGTCTAGGCGGTTCCCTCCCTCAACCTCCTAATATGGAGTTTCTCATGAAAGACCAGATCGTTGACTTGCTTGAAGGCGCTGACCCAGTTGATGCGCTGCAAAATTTGTTTTCGGTTTCGTACGAAGTTGCTGTTGCCAACGGGATCGGTAGCTTCACTCTGACCCAGATGTTCTCTGCTATTGCTGATGCACGTTTTGATGTTGCCTCTGCAATTGAGGATGCTGAAGACGAGGCCGAAGAAGACGAGGCCGAAGAAGACGAGGCCGAAGAAGACGAGGCCGAAGAAGCCGCTGAGTAAGGCTTGGCCCCCCGATACCCTCGGGGGGTATTTTTATGCGCTCATGCGGTGTATGCCTTAGAAAATTTCCCGTAGAAGAGCTTATAATTCACGGGAATAAGCGCTATTTTTTGTGTAGCGCTTGCAAAGCAGACGTAAATCGGCTGGATCGGTTTGGGCTAACCCCCCAAGATTTTAAACGGCTGCTAGAATACCAAAACTACAAGTGCGCCATCTGTTTTAAATTGCTCAAAATTGAGCAGTACAAGTTTGCCGTTGACCACTGTCACGACTCCACGGATGTTCGCGGCGTGCTGTGCATTACTTGCAACGTGGGACTTGCGAGGTTTGATGATGACCCAGACCGAATATTGCGTGCAGCGGAGTACATAAACAACCCGCCCGCGATGGGATTAGTGGGTCGCCACAACGGCAAAAAGAAAGTTACGTTTCTTCGGGAAGAATATAGGAAACAACATGGCTCAGTTTGAACCTGCATTTGAAGAGATGCTCAAGGATGAAGGCGGCTATCAATTAACTACCCTAGCGGGTGACACTGGAGGTATGACCTATGCAGGAATCGCAAGAAACCCAAACCCCACATGGGAAGGCTGGGCCTTGGTGGATCGTAAAGAGTTTGGTGGCGAGCTTACTACGATGGTTCGTCGATTCTATAAAACTGTTTTCTGGGATCGCATACGAGGTGACGAAATTGCGAGCCAAGAAATAGCAGCGAGTATTTTTAATTTTGGGGTTAATGCTGGCGTCGGCATGGCTGCAAAGTTGGCGCAGATTGTGGTGGGCGCTACGCCTGATGGCGGGATCGGTCCCAAGACCGTTGAGATGCTTAATCGCTACGACCCCAAGCACTTTAAGAAAGACTACGCGCTGGCAAAAATTGCGCGATACGTTGAAATTTGTAACCGGGACAAAGTGCAGGATCGCTTCCTTCGCGGCTGGATCAATCGCACACTGCGGGGGCTAAAATAATGGATCTTATGGGAATCGGTTCAATCATCGAGGGAGTTGGCAAAGTTGCGGGTGACCTCATCACAACGGATAAAGAACGCCTACAGATGGCACTTGAGGATCGGAAGCTCGACTTGGAAGAGAAAAAAATCGACCAAGCCACCGATCTCGCCCAAGTGGATATCAATAAAATTGAAGCTGCGTCTACTAGCCTATTTGTCAGTGGTTGGCGTCCTGCTGTGGGCTGGGTTGGGGTGGCTGGTCTTGCTTATCAATTCCTTGGATACCCCCTGATGCAGTGGTGCTGGGCTTTTGGGCAAGGCGTAGATATAATTCCCAGTGGCCTAGCCGCGCCACCCGACCTTGATGTTGAACAGCTAATGGTGCTGTTATCGGGTCTGCTGGGTTTTGGCGGTATGCGTAGCTTTGAAAAGCACAAAGGCGTAGCGAGTAAGTAATGTCGCTCAAAAAACTTCAGCTTCGGCCCGGTGTAAACAAAGAAAACACCCGTTACGCCAACGAGAATGGTTGGTACGACAGCGAGAAAGTTCGGTTTCGTGAGGGCACACCTGAGAAGATTGGTGGCTGGCAGCGTATATCTAGCAATACGTTTCTGGGTATTTGCCGGTCGCTGTGGAATTGGGTAACCCTTGCTTTAGATAATCTGATTGGGGTGGGGACCAACCTAAAGTTTTACATCTCTAATGGTGGCGCGTACTACGACATCACTCCCATCCGCGAAACTGCCACCGGCCTCTCCAACCCTTTCTATCTTGCTACTACCGGCACCACTGTCACGGTCACCGATTCGTCCCACGGCGCTATTACTGGGGATTACGTTACGTTTAGTGGCGCTACGGGTACTTACGCATCTACTTTTAACGCCGAATTCAGCATCACGTATAAAGATATTAATTCTTACTACATCACCGTTCCCACCTCTCTAACCGCTGGTACGTACGGCGGCGGTTCAGTAACTGCTGCATACCAAATTAATGTCACTGCTGATATACAGTATCCGCTGTCTGGGTGGGGTGCGGGCGCTTGGTTGCCTACGGCTTGGGGTGGCGGCACCGCCACAAATTCCACTATTTTTAGACTCTGGAGTCAGGGAAACTACGGACAGGATTTAATTTTCTCGCTCCGTCGAAGTAGCATATATTATTGGAGCGCGGCCAGCGGCACCAGCGTACGCGGAGTTTTGTTATCTTCTTTAGGTGGTAGCGTATCATTTACAAATGCCTCCCCCACCGTGCTGACTTTGAGCACGGCTTTGACTGCCGGAACCCCGGTTCAGTTTGCAGCCACTGGGTCTCTCCCTTCGGGCGTCGTAGCAAATACAACTTACTATATAGAGAATGTTGTTGGGCTAACGGCCAACATTGCCACTGTCGCGGGAAGCTCAACCTACGTAAATACCACATCGACTGGTTCTGGGGTTTATATCTCGGTGTTGGGTGACGTGCCCACGATCCAGAACCTCACATTTATTTCTGACAATCGGTTTGTTTTTGCGTTTGGGTGCAATGACTACGGTTCTGCGGCGCAGAATCCTATGCTCATCCGGTGGTCAGACTATGAAGATCCTCTTAATTGGACCCCCGCGCAAGACAGCCAAGCCGGTTATTTGACTCTTTCTCACGGGTCAGAGATTGTTACTGTGGTCCAGACTCGTCAAGAGATGGTTGTCTTTACCGACTCGGCTCTGTACTCACTCCAATATATCGGTCTGCCCGGAGTGTGGAGCCAGCAGATTCTTGGCGACAACGTGTCTATTATTGGGCCAAACGCGGCGGTGATTGCGTCGGGTCGGGTGTATTGGATGGGAGTAGACAAGTTTTATGTGTATGACGGTCGGGTCAATACCCTAAACTGCGACCTCCGAAAGTACATATACCAAGACATCAACCTCCAGCAGAACCAACAAGTTTTTTGCAACACGAACGAAGGCTTCAATGAGGTTTGGTGGTTTTACTGTTCGATCACTGGGCCAAATGGAACCGGCACTGTAGAGAACCCCAACACCACAATTGATCGTTACGTTATTTACAATTACATCGAGCCTAATGGTAAGGGCGGTCAGGGTATTTGGTATCACGGGTCGATGGCCCGTACCGCATGGCTAGACTCTGGTCTGCGTAATTACCCAATTGCCGCTACCTACAGTTACAACCTTGTAGACCACGAATCCGGCACCAATAACGGGGAAACAGCAACTACTTCGCCAATTAATGCCTATATTTCCTCATCTGAATTTGACATTGACGACGGGGACAAGTTTGGGTTTGTTTGGCGTATGTTGCCTGATGTGACGTTTGAGGGGTCTACCGTAGATTCTCCTTCCGTTGTCATGACGTTGATCCCAATGCAGAATTCTGGATCGGGTTACAATGACCCTCAATCCGTGGCGGGAAGTAGCTCAGCAACAGTCACTCGCACTGCTAGAGTACCAATCGAGAAGTTCACGGGGCAGGTATATATCCGCGTGCGTGGGCGGCAGATGATTATGAAACTTGAATCCACTGGTGTAGGCGTTCAGTGGCAGTTGGGGTACCCCCGAATCGACATTCGTCAGGATGGGCGTAGATGACTTACGTTGTTACATCTGACTATGCGCTATCTAGAGTTGTTGCGCCTAACCTACCACTTACTCCGAATGATTACGACCGGCGTTATTTTGACGAGCTTAATAACGTACTGCGGCTGTATTTTAATCAACTGGATAAGATTTTTGGGCAACTAACCGCCAACCTACCACTAACTGTAGCGACTTTACCTAGCGCATCGACTGCTGGTGTAGGATCTAGAGCATTTGTAACTGACTCTTCTGTATCTACATTTGGTTCCACGGTAGCCGGTGGTGGTTCGACTAAAGTACCCGTGTACTCAGACGGCACTAACTGGAAAGTGGGGTGATCATGGGCAGCAAAAACCGAGTGCAAGACATAGCCGATGACTTGTCGCCCGAAGAAGAGGCGAAAAGGGCTGATGAATACAAAGCCTATATGGCCGAGCAAGCAGCTAAAAACAAAGCTGCTGCTGAAGCCAAAGCTGCTGCCGATGCCGCCAAAACAGCGGGTAGAGACCCCGCCCTTGCAACCCTGCTTAAACAACTAGGTGGGGACAACGAAGCCACCCGTGCTATCAGCGCGGCTCTATACGACAGATATGGTATTTCTAGCTTAGCTGATTTAGGTCGGGGCGAAGCTATTACTGTCCCGGATGAATATACAGATGCCGGAGATAGCGGCGCTTCTTTACAGCGGGCTGGGTATACCTATAACCCATTTATTAATAAGAACACCGGCCAACAGATTGGTGATCTTGGATTTGTAGACAAAGACAAGGTAGGCACCACTAGGTTTTATCTTAAGCCTGATGGGACCATAGGCACTGAATTTACCAAGCGCTCTCACGGATTATGGGACCAAGGTTTAGGAAACCTACTGAGCGTTTTAAATGTCATTCCCGGTGCTAATCTTGCTACTATCCCCATCACTGCCGGTCGCGCAGCGTTAAATGGTAATGTGGGACAGGCGCTTGCGCCTCTGGCTACGCTTGGACTGGATTATTTGGCGAATAGTACGGGTCTTCTAAGTAACTTAGCGGGGCCGGATTTTAACCCGATGGCGACTACCCCTTCGGGAATGATAGCCGAAGCTGCTGGGTTGGGGCTTCAAGGTCTCCCCGCAGATATACTTGGTAACGCAGTTCTTGGTGCGGCAAAATCTGGTTTGACTGGTGGGGATGTCGGTACAGGTGCATTGCTTGGTGGGGCCGCTCCTCTTATCGGGCAGGGTGTTAAGTCCCTTACCGGTGGCGTTAAAGATCTTGCTACTTCCGCTTCTAATATATTAAAGGGTGACGCTGGTGACGATCTTTTAACGAATTCCACTGACGCGTTGACGGGTGGTACGGGGGCAGATGACTTACGCGCGGATGACATTGGCGACGCATCTGCTTTCCTTAACGAAGATGAGTATCAAGATATTGTCGCTAGACGGGAGCAAGAGCTTAGAGACGCGCAATTTGCACCGGGCGCTACTGTTACGACAAGTTCGGTTGCCCCTGCCGCCATAGATTCAAATATCAGTCTTACAAACAACCTTTATTCCGACCCTCTTTTTGAAGAGGATATTGGACCGGGAAGCAACTATGATCCAATTACTGGGGAGATAATTGACCCCAATCTTACGTCTGCATCGACGGATGCGCTTGTTGATCCGTTTGTAGACTCCGGTCCCCCTGCTGATACCCTCGGTTCGGATCTTACAGATCCGTTTGTAGACTCCGGTCCCCCTGCTGATACCCTCGGTTCGGATCTTACAGATCCGTTTGTAGAC